TAATGATAGATATGTTATGATACCTAAACTAGTAGACGCGCATAAGATTTTAAGAGAAGATACTGATTCAGCTGAAGATACATTAAAATAGGAATATTATGGCAACTAATAAAAGAACATATCCAAATGATTACTTTGCATGGTACAATGACGACAACAGGATTGCTGTAGTGTGTGAGGATACAACATCAACATCTGGAGAGAGAACTAAGGAAAAGTACGATACATACCAGGGTGATGATGTATCTAATGGATTAAGAATTACTTCTACTTCAAGATATGATGAAGTTGATGCTCAAACAGATAATTTAAAGACAAATATAGGACTTGATACAGGACTTCATGTATGTGTTGTTTGTTATGTAAAAGCAAGATTATTTGAGGATATTGGAGATTTGCAAAAGTCACAATATTTTAGAACAATGTATGAAAAGTTAATGAAACAGTATCCATCAAGAAAAAGCGGTGTAAGACATTTAGCCGTGCCAAGACTATAAAGGAGATATATGGCATATAATTCAACAACATGGACAACAGGAACAAGTACTACATCAGTATCAAGTAGTAATCTTTCGTTATATGCATATTTTGGCTCTAGTGCAGAACTAATGTCTGGTTTATCTCTTGGAACACATTATGCCATCCCTTTTCAAAATACATTTATGGCGAGTGGGCAGAATGATGTTGATTTTGGGACAGGAATAAATCCAGCGAAAACTTTTACAACTGCTGATACAGATACACAGTATGCATCACAGATTGTTCCAATGATATGGTATGTCCCTGACGATATATATATTGACGAAGTTTATGCCATTGAGGGAGCTGATAATGCAACTGGAGATACAACTCGTATGCATTTAATGAGTTTTACTTATACAAGTGGGAGTACATCAACTTTAACAAGCGGTACAGTATTAGCAGATAATTCAGATGTAATAAATGCTGGGAATGAACAAACATATTTATCTACCTTTACAGTTTCGTCAAATTCTGTTGATGGAGGTAGTGTTATTCTTGCATTTGTAAGGGCAGATTCAATTAATTCTGACTATAGTTTGAATGTTATTGTTAAATATCATTTGACATAAAATAATAGTTCTTTGAAATAAATAGAGGTATGTATGGCAAGTAGAAACAATACGATTGTTGATAGGATTATTGTAACTCCTGATAAGCATTTTCCAATTCATGATAAAAAAGCAATAAGAATTGTATGTAAAGCGATAGAGATTGTAAAACCTAATAAGTATATAGATTTAGGTGATACTGGTGAATGGGAGCTTTTCAGTAGGCATTATTGGAAAAATAGAGAAAAACCACCTTTAGAGGTCTTAATACCTATGCTTGACAAAGAGGTAAAGGCTGTAAATAAAGGAATGGATATTATAGATAAATCTTTGAATAAAATTGACTGTAATGAAAGATATTTTATTCAAGGTAATCACGAATTATGGTTAGATGAATTTGTTGAAAAACATCCATATTTGCCTCAATATAATACAGAAAATGCTTTAAGGCTAAAAGAAAGAGGGTATGAATACTGGGAACATATATCTGATGATAAGTTAAAAATAGGAAAATTAAACTTTACTCACGGAGAATATGTTCCTATACACCACGCTAAAAAACATTTAGCTGAGTACAAGGAAAATATAATGTATGGACATACTCACGACCTACAAAGGTTTACAGATAAAGGATTAGGTGGAGTAATGAGTGCTTGGGGTATGGGATGCTTGAAAGATATGGCGTCAAAAAAGAATAAGTTTATGAGAGGAAATCTTAAAAATTGGAATCATGCCTTTGCTATAGTCGATGTTTTTGGAAATAAAGACTTTAAAGTGGAGGTTGTTGAAATTATAAATGGAAGAACCTCTTTATGGGGCGAATTAATTGATGGAAATAAATAATGGAGAATAATGGAGCAACAAGCTATAGAGAATCTTATTGGTCAGTATGGATGGATGGCTATCTTAGCTTTTGTGTTCCTAATTGGAAGAAAGACAATTGAATCAACTATTGAGGCTATTAAAGTCTTTGCAGGGGATGATTTAAATACTGATGATGTAATTATATTTGATGATAGACCTGCTAGAGTAGTTAGAGTAGGATTATGGAAAACAATCTTATTTGTATATGAAATAGGTTGTGCAAATGGAAAACCTTTTGTAAAAGGTGGCAATAAAGTAGCAATACAAAACGATAAATTAAAAGACCATATGATAGAAAAGCCATTACAAATGCTTGACTTGAAAAAATGGAATGATTGCAAGGATGAAAAATGAGTAAAAGTACTGAGAAATATAGAGAAGATATAACTTTACATCTTGTTAGAATTAGTGGAGATATAGAACATATAAAAGAAAAGGTTAATTCTAATAATAAGCATTTAGAAAAGATTAATGGAAGAGTTAGAGATACAGAAAAAAGTGTTACTGTAATAAAGTCTATAGGAAGTACATTAACTTTTATAATAGGAGTTGTATTGACTTGGCTTGGGGTACAAAAATGATACCAATTTGGGTAGGAAAAAAAGTTATAGATGGAATTGCTACCAAATTTCAGAAAGCTAGAGAATTAAGGCTTTTAAAGAAAGGTAATAAAAAGAGAGATAACCACGAAATTCAAATTCAACAACAGCAAAAAACTATAAGTAAGCAAGGTAAAACAATAGAGGAAAATGAGAAAAATATTGCAACAATGAAGGCAAAAATTGTTATTTTAGAAAAAAATTCGCATCCTCCTCAAGAGTTTATATGTTGTAGAAGATATGGGTGTAAGATAAATAAAACTAAAAGTAAAAAAAGGAGATAGATATGTTATCATTTATTACATTAAACTGGGAATGGTGTTTACTTGCTTTATATGTTATTGAAAAAGCAATTAAACTTTCCCCATCAAAAAAAGATGATTTGATTTGGGATATGGTATTAAAACCTATTGTTGATAAGATTAAAAAATAATGGCAAAAAAGGTATTAGAAATAAATGATTTCACAGGTGGATTAAATTGTTATTCCGACCCAAGAGATATTAAAGAGAATGAATTTGCACAAAATTGGAATGTTAATGTATCTCAATCAGGTATAACTAAACTTGGAGGTTCTTTATTTGAAAGTATAAGAAATCTTCCTCATGATAGTACAAACCAACAATTTGGATTTGGATTATTTGCAACGGGTGTTGATTATAGCTTAAGTATTATTGATGGTGAATTTGAAAATGGTTTTGAGGAAGGGACATTTCAAACAGCTTATGCTGATGCAGATTCGAGTGAAATTATAAGGAGTGGAGATTTTAGTTCAACATCAGATTGGGCTGAAACTGGAGATTTTACTTTAGCAAATCCTACAACATATTCGCATAGTACTGGGGTAGGGTCACTATATCAAAATAGTGGCACAGGGAGTGGATGGGCTCATACTCCAACTGCTGCTACGATGCATGAATTAATATTTACTATAGCAAGTGTTTCGTCTCCTCTTAAAGTTACTTCTGTTACTCTTAAAGGTGGTGATGGTTATTTAGCGCAGGAAGATGTTGTGTTATTTGCTACTGGTACTAAAAGTATTGATAATGGTACTTATAATATATTGTTTTTATCTTGGGAAACATTTGTTGCAGCAGATAATTTTCAGATAGATGTTGTTTCTTCTGATTCATGTTCATTTAGTATTGATACTATAAGTATTAAACAAGTAGAAGCAGTGCATCTTGCTGCTAGCTCTACTCATCAATCATACACAAATCATGAAACTGATGATTTTTATAATAATTATTGTATAGTTGTAGATTCAGGCACAGGACTAGGTCAAACAAGAAGAATTACTGATTATACTGGTGCGACAAGAGTTGCTAAGATTGACTCTGATTTTGGTGATACAAATCCAGATGCTTCATCGACTTATAAAATATTTAGATGGGTTGGTTCAAATACATCAAATGAAACATTTGGGAATGATGCAAGTAAAGATTATATTGATAAAGCTGGGAGTACTTTCCCTTATGATAATATTGAATCTTATACTCAAAATGCTCCTAATGCTTATTTTTTAAGAACAAAAGTTTCAAGTATAACTGACCATCAATCAAAAAATTTAGGATGGATAACATACAATCCAAGTAATTCATCTACTGATTTAACTGAAGATTCAACGACTATAGGAGCAACTACACTTAAGTCTGGGGTTGAACACATATTATCATTTTGGTGTAGAGCTACATCAAGATATTATGGGTATGTATCAGATACAGCATATGGAGAGAGAGTTCCTTTTGTTCAATTATACTCAGATAGTGTTACTGATGGAACAAATACTGGGTTGTATTTATTTGAAGATAAAACTGGACCAGTTTTTATGCCTGGGGCAGACTCTACATATAATTACGCAGATGATATAGCAAAACAATATATTGACAACGGCGATTTTGAAGATGGAAGTGATACAGGAGGAGATGGTGGAAGGAGTGCAACATATAACCCTCCTACAGGATGGATGGCTTATGATGGTAATATAGACCATAATAATAATGCAATTACATATTCAACTAATGCTGATAGTGATTCATTTGGAGGAGAAGGAAAAACTTTAGTGATGACACCTGGGAGTGCATTTGATTTCGGATTTGCAACAGGAGAAACAGTAAAGCCAAATTGTTATATGTATCAAGATTTAACACTTGAGGACAATCAATGGTATGAATTATTTTTTGCATATTCAAGTGCAAGTGATGGGGTATGTTTTTCAGTTGTTGATACATTTGATTTAACGACAACAGGTGTTGTTGCAGCTGAAGATGAGGCTGCAAATGATTCAGAAGCTACATTGACTGTAGATACAACAAATGCAACTGATGCTCTTGTTAAAAATAAAGAAATATATAAATCCGATGGTACATTTTTTGGTGTTTGTGATACTGTTGATAGTACGACTCAAATAACATTTGCTGGAGGACTAACTGGAGCGGTTACTAATAATGATGTATTATATACAGCTAACTATATAACTCCATGGACATTTCTTCCAGATTCAGGTGGGGTAACATCATATTTATATGTTGGTCAAAATACAAGTAGTGAGTACATAAAGCCTCATAAATTCTTTGTTCCAGATAATAGTGGGACTCCAAGAGTAATACGTATTGCATTTGCTCCAACAAAAGCAAGTACAGTAGTAAGATTTGATGGAATATCTGTTAAGAAATCATTTCCAGATTTATTGTCAATGGCATCAAGAACTAAGATAGGAGACCCATATGGCGATGAAATGACATCATGGAAAAGGTATCAAGTAAAATTTAAAATACCTCAAGAGTATGATAATGCGACAGATTGGGTTCTTAGATTACATGCAGGTACATGGGGATATCAGGCTGGAGCTACGTATGAGAATGCTTCTTATGATGATAATCAAACTGTATATTTTGATTCAATAAGACTTGAGGTGTCTGAACCTGATAATCTTATATTTTTAAATGATAATACATCTACTAATTCAAAGGTTATGATATATTCATCAAATAGTGGAAATTGGACTGAAAATGAACTTGTTTGGAGTGGTTTAAAGATGAGACCTGTATATGATTATATTAATGGTGTTCTTAAAATATCTGACGCTAATTTTGAATCAGGGAATACAGGAAAAATATTTCATTATTTAAAAACAAGAAGGTTAAATGGAGATAAGGAAATACAAGGATATAGGGTTAGAAGTTCAGCTTTATCTTCAGCTCCACCTATAAAAACTAGCGTTAGTGGTTATGGAAATGAAGTTGAAACAACATTTACAGCTGTTAATTATATAAACTCTTATACATTTGCCTCAGAACATCAACTATATGGGACAGGGTCAACTATAACTAATTGGCCACGAGATGCTATAAGTGGAAGTCTT